GTAGCCATAGCACCACCAAGAGAATGGCCAGTGATATAAAACTTTTTATCCTTGTGCTCTTCTTTGTGTGCTTTTAGAGCATCCCAAAGTTTATCTATCTCACCTCTAAAGCCAGAATGAACTAAACCAAATGTCATTGCTGCTCGTGGAATAGCGTTTAGGTCTGCCAAAACATCAGACAATTCAGAAGGTTGTGTGCCTCTAAATGCTAAAACATATTCTTCTTTATTCCAAAAAGCGTGGCATTGCGCGCCATCATTTTCAAAAAACTTGTGTCCTGTATAACCAAGTTCTTTCTTTAATGAGTTTGCTTCTGCTTTATCGAGATAAGCAATTGAAGCTAATTTAGCCATTTGGTGACAAACATTCATTTTTTTCTCCTAGTTATCGTGCTAATGGGTTATCTAATGCTTTTTGTAACGTTCTAGTCATACTAGTTTCTAAATTTTTCATATCTCGTTCGACTTTTTGTTCTAGATCAGTCATTCTTTTAGAATTGGAATCTCTTAATGCGCTAGATTTTTTATCATAATCGTTTTGTAAAGCATCTCGCTTATTTTCAAAACGTTCTTCTGCATTTTGAACTATTTTTCTTACTGATTCTTCTGATTTACGCAACACATCTTCCATTCTTTCTACTTGCTTTTCAGTATGCATTAGATCGTCGCGCAATCCTTGTTTAATATCTCGTGTATATTCTGTTCCTTGTTCAATGCGAAGTAACGCTTCGTTTAGCTTTAAAATAACTTTTTCGTTTTCAGCTTGAATAGCTTCTACGTTAATATTTTCAATAACGTTTTTCATACCCATATAATCATTGTAGACCTGAAACGCGCCGTACAAACTACCGATTACTGCAGAAACTATAGCAAAAAGAGCGCCAATAGTTGTAGGCGTCATAGTAAATCCAAAGATTTTCATCTTTGCATTTTTGAGATTTTCTACTTCCTGCTCAAAATTTTCTATGCTTTCGCCAAGATCTTTGTTTTCTGCTTCTACAGCAACGTCTTGACTTTGCACTTTTTTAGGCCTGCCCATTTTTCTTCCTTTAATTTTCGAACTTAGGTCCACTACCGCCATTTGCGTTTAATCTCTTCAGCGTATCTATTTCTTCTTGTAATCTTAAAACTTCTAAACGCTTTTTTCTTAATTCTAGCTCATACAAAGAATTACAATTAATTCTTTCTTTTGGTCCATCAATTGGAATTACAATTCTTCCATATACACCTATATTGCGATTAGATGGATCGTTATTTTTATTACCAAAAGGACTTTGATAATTATCAATAACACCAGTTACTCCAAATTCTAAGCTTGTAGATCCGCCGATAGCATTTTGACAATGAAGCTCTCCAGCTCTAATACTGTCTTGTCCATAAGACTGAGGCATTCCAGGTAATTGTAAACTTAATGCACTACCTTGAGCAAACACAAACTTAGTTAGCAAAGTTAAAGATATAATTAATAACAGTTTTTTCACATTTTACTCACTTATTCATTTTTTATTTTTGAACATATCCTTGATGACACTGCAGTTCTTACGTTACTATCTCTTTGTAATTTAGATAAAGAACAAATGTAAGTTGCTCTGCTAACATCAGCTTTTCTTATATAAACATCAAAAGTTGTTTTTGACAGATAATCCAATCTAATTATTCCTTGTGATGTTACAAACGGAATTGATTGGAAATCTTTATCAAATACCTTAATTTCGTAATGTTGTACATCTTGTCTTTTGTTGAATATACTCATTGTTGTTTTCACAACACCATCTAAATGAGACTGTACAAGCTTAGGATACGTCGGTGTCATATCGTGGGCATGGGCAGAATCCCCAATACCCACTAAAACCAGCACCGTAGCAAGCCAAACCGTACATAAATTCATCATTAAAAAACTCCTTTATTTTGCGATACATTCTGCAACAATCAACGCAGTGTAATTACCGCCTGGGAATGCTTTGTTGCCGCCCATTGTAGCTTTAGAAGAAGTTGCAAACCATACGCTGCCGGCTGCTGTTAACTCATACTTATCGGTCATACCTAATTCAATTTTAGATGATTCATATGTACCCATACCAGTAGCGTCAGAAACTGCTTTTACTGTAGTGTTACCTATAAAAATTGGCGAATCTGGTAAAGTTGGGCTTGAACTAAATGATGTTGGGGCAGTAATCGTTGCGTAATAAGCATTAGCTAATGATACATCAAATCGTACTACCGCGTCTTCACCACCGTCTGATCTAGCAGTTGACAACGTGTATGCATTTGGGTTACCAAATGTGCCAGCGTTATCAGTTTGAATTACACATCTAGATTGTACAGTACCATTAATTGGTACGCTAGTAAAAGCTTGTGTGACATTAGTTGCAGCAAATAATGTTGCAGCTAAAGCCATTGTAAAATAAGTCTTTTTAAACATGTGATTTCCTTAATCGTTTTTGTTTTCGTTTAAATTAAATTGCATATCAACCATCTTTTGATGGAGTAACTGCTGTGCGAGACCATTACGTAAACCAGCTCTAGCATCGGGTAATTTTTTGTCAACTAAAATTACCGAGTCTTTATATACACCACCAGGGATTACAGCAGAATAATATCCCTGTCGTTCAAACGCTGCAGAAGCAGAAGCAGCTATTAAATCAAGTCTAGACGATTCTGCAACTAACGCGTTTTTATCTATTACAGACATTGCTTTTTCTAATCTATACTTTCTTTTAATTTCTTCTAATGCTTCTTCTTTGTCTTCTTCGTTATTCTCTAAATTTTCTTTGTCTTGTTCTATCGTTATATTATCCTGTCTAGCATCTTTTGTGCCGTCGTATATGGTGCTTACATCAAACTCTGATATATTTGGCATTTGCGGCTTATAACCTGGACAACCTGGGTTAAACTGAGGATCATAACATGGATCAACTTTATACGTATAAACCACATTTGTCTGATAGACAGATCCTGGTCCTCTTACTTCGATGCTGCCATCTCCCCACAATTGCCTAGGTATAGAACCTACACCTACAACTTTATTAATCTGAGTACCACTCAAAGAACCTGGTTTCCAATCATCTGTTGATTTAAAAATAAAACCGGTTCCGCTTGCATTAGCATTTTGCACATCAACTGATACTAAGTCAGCGGTTTCTTTTCTAATTCTATAACTGTATATGACGTTTTGTATATCTAAACCTGGCGGAGTCGGTAAAACATTTCTCATAGACCAGCGCAAAGCATTGTCTGCTGCAGCATTCCCTGTGTAACCGTAATACGGTTTTAAACCATCAGAGTAGGAATAAAAGGGCAAGCAAGCCGCCAATACCAATAGTAGCTTTAGTTTTAGCATCTAATCCGTCCGATTTTTTTAATTCTTGTTTTGTTGTTTCTACATGAGATTCCCAACCCAGTTTTGCTTCTTCGCCAATTTTGCCGTTGTACGGACAAGGAGTTCCGGCATGCATCATAGCAGCAAAAACTTTCTTATCTTGGCACATTACAGATACAGCAGCAACTTTCATACCCATGTCGTACATGACTTTTGCGTTCTTAAGTCGTATACAATTTTCTTCGGTAAATGTGGTACCTGCTGAGATACCTAAAATTTGTGTTTGAACCGCACCAGCAACACCAATAGTACATAAGTCGCTATTATTACCAGCGCTAAATTGCGGAGAAACCGCGGTTGGTGGGGGTTGTTTGATAGTCGTGGTCATACTACCAGTTGTGTTGACATCACTTTTTGATTTTGAATCTGTGTAGATTACATCATTTGCAGCAGTTTGTGCAAACGTGGCTGTACTGGCAGCCACGAGCAAAGTCATCGTTATCAATATTCTTTTAAACATGTTATGTCCTCTATTGGCATCTTCGCGCCCTATTGTGTATATTTATAACGCAACGGAAATCTGTGTCAAAGGTATAAATATTAGTTTAATTGATAATTGGAGAAACCAATGAAGAAGATTTTATACATATTGGCACTAGTACCATTTTTGGTATTTGCTAACCCTATTAACGATAATTGCCCGCAGCATACAATTCACGGTGCTCCAATCAGCAGCATTACTAAAAATACACAATATATTTGTCATAGTAATTATGCAGTGCATTACAGATATGATACAAAAACTGCAGAATATGTGGTAGAGCGTTTAGATAAAATGGACATTTCAGGTCAAGCAAAACGCAAAGATGATTTTCGTCAAGATCCTAAAATAGATGATGATAAAGAAGCAACTTTGGAAGACTATAAAGGTCAACCATATGATCGTGGTCATTTAGCAGCAGCAGCTAATAACAAATCAGATGATAATCAAATGAGTGAAAGCTTCTTTCTTACTAACATGGTTCCGCAAGATCCAGGTAATAATAGAGGCATTTGGCGTATGCTAGAAATTGGTGTAAGAAATACTGCTATAGCTGGTGGAGACATTTACGTTATAAGTGGAACAATATATCACCCAAATTATAAGACCATTGGCAAAAATGTGGGTGTACCTAGTGAACTCTGGAAAGTTGTTTATAACGCAAAAACAAATGAAACGATAGCTTTCTTGTTTCCAAACGCCAAACTAAGCACAAAAGACATTCCAAAGTATGCTACCACTGTAGATGCGATTGAAGCTGCCACAGGCATCAACTTCTTTCCAAAGCTAGACGAGAAGGTAGAGTCTACTTTTGACCTAAAAAAGTGGCCAGAAATCAAATAAAGTGTATCATTTTTGACACAGTTTGCAAAAAGTGTTGACATTTGTTCTGAATTGATGTATAATTAATCTAAGAAATGAGGAAATAAGCTAGTAAAAACTTGAAATTAGATGAAAATAACAGTTGACATCTACTCAAAACTAGCTTATAATTAATCATAAACGGTAAATCAAAAGGAACTATACCATGACTAAGTTTGCAAATTTTGACAAAGTAACTCTCAATGCTCTTCGTGCTGAAATGCAAGAAGTAATGAATAAGTATGCCGCTGCTGCTAACCTCACAATTGAAGTTGGAAGCATGAAATTCAGTGCTGCAGAAGTTGAGATCAAAGTAAAAGCAAAAATCAACGGCGCTGTTACAATGACAGATCGATTGCTCGAATCTGCTGCAAAGAACTTGGGCATTAGCAACTTTAAGAACTCTATTGGCGACCAATTAGTTGCTTACAAGCCAAGCTCTTACAAATACCCCTTCGTCTATGTCAGCGCTGCTGATGGCAAGCGTTACAAGTGCAGCGGCGTTATGGCAAAAATGAAATTTGCTTAAATTAAGGGGGCAACCCCTTTTTTTATTTTTGATGAATTAGAATAAGAGAATTAAATGAATCTAAGTGAAAAAGTTATCCTTACCGATGTAGATGGAGTACTGCTAGACTGGTTGTTTGCGTATACACAATGGATGGATAAGCATGGCTACACGGTTGTAAAAGGTGGCGAAAACGAGTATGATGTTACTAAGCGCTACGGACTAGGCCAAGTTGAAAAAGAACGATTGGTTCGAATGTTTAACGAGTCTGCATGGATTCGTAAACTGCCTCCTCTTCGTGATGCAATCAAATATGTTAAAAAGCTACACGAAGATCACGGCTATGTTTTCCGTGTTATCAGTTCGTTGAGTAATGACTACTACGCTCAACACTTGCGAACTAAAAACTTGATTGAAATGTTTGGTCCAAGTGTATTCGAAAGCTTTGTATACCTCGATACAGGTGCTGACAAAGATGAAGCACTAGAACAATATCGAGATAGCGGATGTTTCTGGATTGAAGACAAGCCAGAAAATGCTATTCTTGGCCAAAAAATTGGATTGAAATCTATTCTAGTTGCACACGATTTTAACAATACTAAAGAAGCTCAATGGCTCCCTCGTGTTGCTAACTGGAAAGAAATTTATGAAATTATCGTAGGATAGCTCGTAAACTACTTGGCTTATTATAAATAAATCATAATGCAAGCCTTAATAACAACTTTATTAAAGCTGACCTCGTATTATAGGTCAGCTTTTTTTACATCATAACAGGAGAATGTATTGCCTACGTATACATTTCGTGACGAAAATAACAATCAGCAGGTCATGGAGAAATCCATGCGCATCTCAGAACTTGACGAATTCAAGCTTCAAAACCCGCACCTAACTCAACTAATTGTAGGAGCACCAGCTTACGTTGGTGATTCTCACCGTCTCGGGCGTAAAAAACCTGATGCCGGTTTTCGTGATGTTCTTAAAAATATTCAACACCACCACAAAAAGGATAGTATCAATACATGGTAAAACTGTTTTGATAAAAAATTATCCTGATAACAAGGAGAGTTTAATGCCATATAAGCAGCAACGCAGATTGTCTCGTAAAGAAAAGCAAAGAAACGAAAGAGAAACTGATCACATGGTCAGCATTCTAAATTCTAAATTTGGAATGAGAGCTATTAAGCCGCTAACTCCGACGCAATCTGATATGTTTGATTCTTATAAACAGGGTTATAACATTGCAGCTATTGGAACAGCTGGTACAGGTAAAACAATGTGTGCGCTATATTTAGCACTAGACGATGTACTAAACAATAAAGGATACGATCAAATAATTGTTGTTAGATCAGCAGTTCAAACTCGCGAACAAGGATTTATGCCAGGAAGTAAAGAGCAAAAAGAAGCTCTATATAGTGTTCCTTATTCTGATATTGTAAATGACTTATTTGGTCGTGGCGACGCGTATCAAATTTTACAGTCAAAAGGCATGATCAAATTTATGACATCCTCATTCGTTAGAGGATTAACTTTTGATAATTCAGTTATTATTGTAGATGAATGCCAATCAATGACGTATCACGAACTAGATACTATCATTACTCGAGTAGGCGAATCTTCAAAAATTATTTTCTGCGGAGATACAAGACAAGACGATCTACAGCAATCTAAAAATAGAGCAGATGTTTCAGGACTTGGTTCATTTTTAAAGGTACTTAAGAATATTCATTCCTTTGAAACTATTCAATTTACGCCTGAAGATATCGTAAGATCAGGTTTAGTAAAAGAATATATTTTAGCAAAAGAGGCATATTTGCAATTAGCATGACAATAGCAATTTCGTATATAGTTCAAAATACTAATAGCGAATATGAAGAAGCGGGTCTAGACACACTGGACCCGCTTACTACTCTAGAAGGTATTTACGGTAATAGAGATTGGTCTTTCGAGTTAGCATTTTCAGGAACTGATAGCACTCAAGGAGACCCAATCTCTGTTACTAGTATTGTTGCGACTACACCAACTTACGTAATAAAATCTAATGTTGCGAATAACGTAATTTCGATGTCAAAAAATCCAAATGAATTGATATTTCTAGGTGAAGGTTATAGATTCGTAACATTTGGTTCTACAGAACAGACAACTTATACAGATTTATCAGAGCTTCCAGAAGGATTAAATATTGTAGGATGGGATACACCACCTATAAAACGGTTGACAGCAAATTACACATTTGATATAATGTATAGTATACCGAATCAATCTTTGTTGGGTCAAACTGCAACTGTAACATTAGCTCAAGATTTCTTTTGGGATTTTGTATCAGGCGCAGCAAAATTACAACAACAAGTAGCAAATAGCGAGTACTAAAATGCCAGCAGCAGCAAGATTAACAGATTTAATTGCAACCGGTCATCTATGTGATGCAACAGCGCCTATTCTAGGCGCTTTGCAATCTAAAGTTGCAATAGATGGTTTGTTAGCTGCAGTTACAGGTGATTTAGTAGTACCGCATTTTATAAAAGCTGGTAAAGCATGTGTTATACATCCAGCAACAGTAACTGCTACTAGCTCAAGAGTTTTTATCGGTGTCCTGAATGTAGCTAGAATTGGCGATCCAGCAGACCTTGGTGTTATTATTACAGGATCGCCTAAAGTTTTTATTGGTAGTTAAATTAAAATTATATTATGTTTACACACGTTGATCACGGGATTGTACTCCCAACTCTTACACGGCAGACGACCGAGTCTGGCCGCAAATACTTTACACCCGACGGCAATGCTTACCCGTCTATCACCACAGTTCTTTCTATTCTTGGCAAAGAAGAAATTATTGCATGGCGCAAACGAGTAGGTGAAGAAGAAGCAAATAAAATTTCGCGCCAAGCTTCTACTCGCGGTACAGCAGTTCACAAACTTGCAGAAGACTATGTAGATAATAAACCAGATTGGAAAGGCAAACATATGCCTTCTAATATTGCTACATTTAATACTCTTAGACCAGTCTTAGATGCAAGACTAAATAATGTCTGGATGCAAGAAGTTTTTCTTTATAGTGATAAACTAAAAACTGCAGGTCAAGTTGACTGTATTGGCGAATGGGATGGTGTTCTTTCTATCATCGATTTTAAAACATCTAAGCGAGTAAAAAAAGAAGAAGATATCACAAACTACTTCATACAAATGTGTTTCTATGCAGCAGCTTTCTTAGAAAGAACTGGTATAGCTATTAAGCAAGCCGTGGTAGTAATGGCTGTAGATGACAACGAACCACTGATCTTCAAAGTTAATACTTTTGATTACTTAGACCATTTCATTTCAGTTCGTAAAAAGTACAAAGAAATGTACGAAATCGCAAAATAACTGTTGACATTTGTTCTGAAATGATGTATAATATATCTATATCAACAGGAATACATTATGAACATGCAGTTTCTACGCAAACTAGCTTCTGACGAACTCACAGATACGCTATTTTTTGCTACGGGTACTCGCCCAACAAAGACAAAAACGCCTGAAAAATGGTCCCTTCAAGCAGGACAATTTGAAATCGATATTGTTAACAATCGTAATATAAAAGTTAACGGCGACAGATGCAAATCTGTTCCAGAAGCTAAATTTGTTATACAAGAAATGATACAAAACGCTGAATTTGTGTTATAATATATCTATATCAACAAGGATTACATCATGAAATTTGTTAAAGAACTCTTTCAAGCCGCCATCGCAGCATTGCTTTTCGGTGGTCCAATGTTTGCATACTTTCTTTTCGTAATGAAGCCATGAACAAAGATAAAATCAAAGAACTAATGAAGCACGCTGGCACAGATACCAGCGGCAAATGGATGGGCGTTGATCACGTCGAGAAACTTCTCGAAGCGATTACTCTCGAATTCATCGATATTCTTCAAACTGAAATAGATCTTGTTAAAGGATATCAGTCGACAGCTTGCAATAACTTTGATTTCAGTTGGCATCAAGGTAAGATCGATCACTTTGAAAAATTGATTGATAAAAGCAAAGATCATTTTGGAGTTGACAAATGAGTAACCTTACTATTCCACATGAAGTTGCAGATGGTATTGCAGTAGCTTGCATGCAAGATCAACTAAAATATTTAATCGAAGAAACTCGTGCACACGTTGAAGATGGAGCATGGTTGCATCCAGAGGATTATTACAACAATACAGTTAAGTATATCCCTGCACTGAAATTGCTGATTGCTTATTTTGGAGGCACTGTAGATGATTGAGTTGCTCGCATTAATTTGTCTTGTTGGACCAACAATAATTGTACATTATTTGGGAAAATAATATGAACGAACAAATTCAAGAACTTTCGGACATTGCTTATAAAAATCATTTGGCAAGGAATCCGAATTCTTCTTTTGGTCGCCGATCAGATTATGATAAAGAATTCGCCGAGTTGATTGTTAGAGAATGTGCTAATGTTGTAAACGACAATTATTCTCATGGTAGTTCAGTCGTTTACAAGATATTATTTGAACATTTCGGAGTTAAAGAATGACCAAAATCACAGCACATGAAGCCCGTGAACTTGCAGGACCCACAGTTGAAGAACGTGTGGTGGCAGTGTATCCACTAATTCGTGAAGCCGCAGAAAAAAAGCAACGCCGAGTCGTACTGCACGACTGGTGGGCGCATCAAGGTTATGCTGGTAGCAAAGACTACAAACAAGCCCGCATGATTCTTGAAGGTGAAGGTTACACTGTTCGTTTCTTTTACGAAGAACGACAATTTGTGGACATGTACACAATCGTGGAGTGGTGAAATGAACGAACGAATTAAAGAACTTGCCGAACAGGCTACTATTGATATTAAAGATCAATATGGTTATTGGATTGGTAGCGAATTAGATATGGAAAAGTTCGCCGAGTTGATTGTGGCAGAATGTACCGCGGCTTTATTTGATGAATCGGAAAGATTGTCTGGATTGTATTCGGACGAAGACAATTGGGACTCGGCTGAGGAATATGAAATTCGTTCAAATCAATGTATTGATGACATATCCTTGATTGAAAAACATTTCGGAGTCCAAGAATGAACGAACGAATTAAAGAACTGATCGAACAGGCTACTACCTTTGAGGAGATATGGGGTAGAGGGTTCGACACTACACAATATACTGAGCACTTCAGTAAAGAAAAGTTCGCCGAGCTGGTTATTGACGAATGCTGTCTCAAGCTATTAGATATGGACCAAAAGGTTAATGGAAATCATAACTATTATAAGCATGCAGCAATTGAAATTAAACGGAGTTTTAAATGAATATCGAACGAGTGTTTGTATTTAAGCAAAAAGTATCAGACTCAACGCGTCCTTTACTTTATGCATTCAGAGAATCTGAAATCAAGACTATCGAAAGCCAATGGGGAAGCCAAAACTGTTATCTTGTTATCAATGGCATAAATGTAGAAGGAAGTTTTGATAACTTTATTTCTGCACTAGGAACACGAGTAGATATACCATGAAAAGTGCTATAATGTATATTGTTTCAATTGTAGTTGTTCTAGCAGCATTTCTTTTGATAGTCGATTATTCTAGCGCAATTCCAGATGTGCTGTTTAGTCACTCAACAGGAGAATGTGTTGGAGTACAAAACTATATGGCAATCTTATTTGAAAATCCTGTTTACAGTTGCGAAAACCTACCAACTAAATATAATCATATCTGGGTAAAATAATGAATTTATTTGTTCTTTCTAAATGTCCGACAGAAGCAGCTCAAATGATGTGCGACAAGCACATTCCAAAAATGATTGTAGAAGCTGCTCAAATGCTTTCTACGGCTCATCGCATGCTAGACGGCCGTCTTGAAAGAAAGCCGTCTAAATCTAGCAAGCGAACAGTGAATGGATACGTGCATCTGAATCCAACACTAGACAGCGTGCTGTATAATGCTGTGCATCACGCACATCCTTGTACTGTCTGGACTATGGAGACAAAAGCTAATTACGAGTGGCACTACAAGCACTTCGTAGCTCTCTGTGCTGAGTTTGAATTCAGATATGGTAAACAACACCTTACTGCACAGAAGCTCACAGAAGTCCTCAGAACACCTCCAATAAATATACCTGATACCACATTAACCGCGTTTCCACAAGCGATGAAGCATTATCCAGAATGCATGGTAGAAGGCGATTCAGTACAAGCATATCGTAACTATTATCATGTTGCTAAGTCTTTTGCAAAATGGGCTAAAGGCAGGCAAGCTCCAAGCTGGTGGGAAGGATACAAAGGAATAGCTGCGTGATTACAGAAGTTTGGTTACTTATTACGGCAATTGTTTATACATTTGTCGGCATGTCTTTTAGACCATCTCAGAAAGATATGGCAATTACTATTATTGAAACTACTGTCGATAGATTGATAGCCGATGGATATATTAAAACTCGTAAAGACGAAAATGGTCAACTTGAGTTAATGAAGTATAACGAAGAATGATATATGAAATATATTATCATACATCCTACTGAAGGAATATTTCTTGGTACTACAAAAAATCATGGACTTAGCGTTGACGGCGAAATTCAAAGTCCAAGAATACTTGCGCTTTTTTCATCTAATAATATATTCGATATTGTTAAAGCCGTTGGCTTTTTTACAGAGAAAGACGCTCTAGAATACAGAAAATTGTATATTGGAAAGAGGTTTCCAGAATCTTTTGTTGCTAGCGTTCAAGATGAAAACAATAACGATCCATACGTAGATGTTGTTGATATTGTTAAATCTGGCTATGGAGAATATGCTTGGGGTATGATTGATGCTCTACCAACTCCAAGTGATACCATACATTAAACTGTAAATTATTGTTTACAGATTAGGTGTAAACGATCGTTTACACTAAAAAATGAGCATATTTTTGCAAAAAGTGTATCTTTTTTGACACACTTTAGCTAAAACAGTTGACACTTGTTCTGAATTGATGTATAATTAATACATGAACGGAACAAACAATACTACCAAACGTAAGCGTAGAACAGATCGCAACCATGCAATTTACGAATTGTTTTGCGAAGCAACTGGCGAAAGCTACATTGGAGTTACTGTTTGTTCTGGTTCTGCATTGAATTCTGTACGTAAACGGTTTAACTCTCACGTTAGCCGTGCTAATACAGACACTTGGAAATGGAACTTGTGCGAAGCACTTCGTACACATGGATGTGAAAAGTTTACTCCTTACTTGCTAGAAGTTGTACGTGGCAAAACGTCTGCTCATGCTAGAGAACGTGAACTGATTGCAACTATGAAACCTGCTTTGAATTCTCTTTAAAAAAGAGTTGACATTTGTTCTGAAATGATGTATAATTAATCATAGATTGAAAAAAGGAACTAAAATGGGTACTCGTTCATTGATTGGTATTTACGACGCAGAAGATGGTTCAGTTACTGCTTCTTATTGCCATTATGATGGTTATCTCGATGGTGTTGGTGCTACTTTAGTTAAGTCGCACAATAACACTTGGAATGCAGCTAACATAGCTACTGGTGGATACATTTCATGTCTCGGTGCAGATTACGAAGAATCGAAGCAAAAATCTGCTAATTCTGATGAAGCTGTGAATTACGCTAGCGTTATCGAATACATGAAAGCTGGATTTGATGATTACGGTGTAGACTATCTTTACCTTTTCGATGGCGAAGCTTGGTTCTTCTGCAAAAACAAAAATGTTGGATTCGAAGAAGTTGCAATTAATTTAGAAAATGTTCAACAAACAGTTGACATTTGATCTGAAATGATGTATAATTAATCATACAACGAAACAAAGGATATAAAATGAGTGCATTGACAACTTACGTAGATCGCAAAAACGCTTGGGCTAAAATCTTCAAAGGAAAGCAATTGAGTTTGCAAAATTCTGAAGATCGCAAAAGTATTGCAAGAAGCATCGATTCGGATCTCAGTCCAGAAAATCTTACTTGTGATGGCGAATTAAGCCGCAGCCAAGTGCAAACTCGCTACAAAGCGTTGACTGCTGCAGCAAAAGAGTTGGCTCGGTTGGACCCTGTTGCTGCCAAAGAAATGTACGAATTTTCTGCAGACTAAAAAACAGTTGACATTCGTTCTTAAATGATGTATAATTAATCATACAACAAAACAAAGGATCAGAAATGATTAAATGTGAAACTCCAGATTACGCTATGTATACAGACTTCGGTAACGATGCTGTAGATGCCATTGTTCGCGGTGCTAAAACGCTTAAGCTAACATGGCCACAAGTTCTGCAAGAACTTAGCGATCTTGCTAAGCGCTTTCCAGAAGACTTCGGCGAAGCTACTGACACTGCAGTTCGCGAATGTGTCTACACTGCTCTCGAATTTGACACAGACTTTTACGTCTAAAACAGTTGACATTCGTTCTCAAACGATGTATAATTAATTTTTAAACCACAGGACTTATATTATGGCTCACGAACTTGAATTTGTAAATGGCGTTGCTCAAATGGCTTACCGCGAATCTAAAGGTAAACCTTGGCACGGTCTCGGTACTCCTGTTAACGATGAAATGACTCCACCAGAGATGATGAAAGCTGCTGGATTGGATTGGGATGTTGAGAAAGTTGATACCTTTATTCGCTATAAGGGTGACACTATTAAGACCGGCCAGCAAGCTCTGGTGCGTTCTAATGATGGTAAAATTCTTACGCAAGTTGGACCTGGTTGGAATCCAGTGCAAAACGCAGAAGCTTTTGACTTCTTTACAGACTTCGTAAGCGCTGGCGACATGATCATGGATACAGCTGGCTCCTTGAAAGATGGACAGATTGTCTGGGCTCTTGCAGACGTTCGTGATGGCTTCTCTCTGTTTGGCGGTGACGAAGTTAAAGGTTACTTGCTGTTCTCTAACCCACATCAATACGGTAAAGCAATCGACATTAAGTTCGTAATGGAACGAGTTGTTTGCAATAACACATTGGCTGTTGCTCTTAACGAAAAAGGTCAACCTTCTTTGCGAGTTAACCACCGTTCAAAGTTTGATGCAAATAAAGTTAAAGAAATTCTTGGCTTGTCACACAACAAAGTTGAGAAGTTCAAAGAAGCTGCAGAATTCCTTGGCTCTAAGCGATACGACCGTGCTCAGCTTGAGCGCTTCTTCGGTAAAGTGTTCGGCGAATCTACTCGCGAAAACAAAGTACTGTCTCGTACTGCAGAACAGGCTATGGAATACGTAGAAAATCAGCCAGGCGATAACTTCCGCCCAGGTACATGGTGGAATGCTTACAATGCAGTCACCTTTATGGCTGATCACAAGTTGGGTCGTAGTGCAGATACGCGTATGACTTCTGCTTGGTTTGGTACCAATGCAAAACGTAAAGTTGAAGCGTTGGATATGGCCATCGAAATGGCGGAGGCGGCGTAAGCCGTCTTTTTAAGGGAAAATAAAACATGAAGATTCTTATCTTTGGATTGCCAGGTAGTGGAAAAACTACTTTGGCAAAACCATTGGCTGAACTTCTCGGCGGGATTCATATCAATGCCGATGAAGTACGCACACATTATAATGATTGGGACTTTACACCAGAAGGTCGTATGCGTCAAGCAATGCGAATGAAATACTTAAGTGATGGTGTTGTAAAAGCTGGAAAGATCGTAGTCACGGATTTTGTAGCTCCTACTAAACAAGCTCGTGATGAGTTTGGAGCTGACTACACAATCTGGATGAATACAATTGATGCAGGTCGATTCGAAGATACGAATAAAATGTTTGTTAAACCAGACCCAGCAGACGTTGATTATGAAGTATCTGCATGGTTTGATGATACCCACGTGCAATTGCTAAAAGTTCTTTCATCATTTATGAAGCGAAACGATAATGAGTGAAGTAACTAAAACACGGCACATTGTCAAAACTATCACTTGGCGAATTACAGGTTCATCAGCTACATTCTTAATTGCTTATTTGATGACAGGCAGTTTTGGCATTGCTGGTACTATCGGTGTTGCTCAAGTTGTTGTTAACACAGTACTATATTACATTCATGAACGAGTATGGTACAATTATATTAAAATTGGATTGAAAGGTAAAGAAGATGTACGATAAACCTATGTTTGATTATAAAAAGCCTACCACACAAATGTTGGGCAGGTGGCAACCTTGGCATGATGGACATACTGAGTTGTTTAAAAAGGCTCTTGCTGTAACAGGTCAAGTAGCTATTATGATTCGAGATGTTGGCGGTATTGTTGGACAAGATGCTGGTGCCGGCCGCACAGTAAAACAAGATGATAATCCTTTTAATGAAATCCAAGTAGTCGAGAACATTGAAGCCGGCCTTGCAAAAGAAGGTTTTAATAATGGCTTCGAATATATTATCCTTGTGGTACCAAACATTGTTGACATTAGTTATGGTCGTGGTGTAGGATATACATTTACACAACATGATCTTGGTGAAGCAATTCATAGTATTTCTGCTACTAAAATTCGGGCACAACTCCGTGAAGAAGGTAAACTGTAATGAAAATCGAAGTACAAGAACATACTTGCCAACTATTCAAACGCGATTCTAAAGGTAAAGTTCGCGAATGGGAAGCTATGTCTGGCACCGATGGCACTAACTGGTATTGGTGCACAGTCTCTGGTCTTGATGACGGTAAGAAAGTTCAATCAGGATGGAAGATTGTAGAGCAAAAGAACGTTGGTAAAGCTAACGAAACTTCTCTACAAAAACAAGCTCGTGCAGAAATGCAAGCTGAGTTTAGCAAGAAAAGAGAACGTGGTTACTTCGAATCGCTTTCAAATATTGATACATTTGAAAAGATTAAACCAATGCTTGCTATTAAGCACGAGGACGTTGATTACAACTTCGAAAAAGAAGTGTATTATTCTCAGCCAAAACTAGACGGCATTCGTTGTATTGCTCGTATCGATGGTTTGTGGTCTCGTGCTGGAAAAGAAATTGTAGCAGTTCCGCATATTGAAGAAGCACTTAAAGGATTCTTTGAAAAGTATCCAGATGCTATTCTCGATGGTGAACTATACAACCACGATCTTAAAGATGACTTCAATAAGATTACTTCTTTGGTTCGTAAAACTAAACCAACCGCAGAAGATATTGCAGAAGCAAAGCAATTGGTGCAATACCACACATATGACGTAGTAGAAGTGCCAGAAGAAGTCGAAGATGTACTCTTTATCGATCGATGGAAGTGGCTTCATAGCCAGAAATTTAATACTTTTGTTAAGGTCGTAAACACTGACATTATTTCACATCGTGAAAAACTCGATGCCATTTATGGCGAATATCTGCAAGACGGATACGAAGGCCAAATGATACGAAAGAATACAGTTTACGAGCAAAATAAACGCTCAAAATCACTCATTAAACGTAAAGAATTCCTTACAGATGAGTTCCCAGTAGTGGCTGTAGAAGAAGGTAAGGGTAACTGGTCTGGACACATTAAACGGTTCATTCTGGCCCTTCCTGGAGGCACCCAGTTTGGTGCTGGAGTACGCGGAACACAGGAGACTATGGCTACTATGTTTGAGAGTAAAGAAGTGCCTTCCTGGGCCACTCTGAGGTACTTCACACCAACACCAGATGGTATCCCACGGTTTCCAGTTGTAATTGACTGGGGTACAGGAAAACGTGAAGATTAACTGTTGACAATCGCTGAAAAACAGTGTATAATATATCTATGAACAACCTAAACGGAGAAAATTATGAGCGTTATTGATACTGAAACGTTGCCTACAGTAATTACTGAGGAACATCGAAAGAAAATCCAAGGAGCATTGTCTGAAATGTCTGCTTCTTATACACGAGCTGAAGCAGAAAAAGATCATCAAAAAGGTATTGCCGAGATGATTCTTACTGAGTGTATGGTACCTAAGAAAGATTTTGTTAGGCTTGCCAAGATTTACCATGCGTCTACTCTAGCACAAGAAGCTGCTAAGAGTGAAGAGTTCATGCAGTTTGCAGAAGCTGTATTGGCTCCAATGGATCGACGTATTAGCAATAGCTAATTAAATGCCCAAGGCAACAGCATACCCACCCGCTGTTGCCTTGTTTTGAAATGAGGGTGGAATTTTTAAAATGGAGTTTTTATGACTAAAAAAGAACGCTTGCTTTCTTTCTTGCAAAATGGTTCTGCAGCTACACCTAAACAAATCACAAGTATGTTTGGTATCGCTAATCCTTCTGCAACCGTATCTGAGTTGCGCAAAGAAGGTTTTGCAATTTATGCAAATACAACAAAACTACGCAATGGCACCACAGTGACTAAGTACAAAGTTGGTACTAACCTCACTAAAGGAATCGTTGCAGCTGCTGCCGCAGCCGGATATTTCGCAGCTTAATACTGACGAAAAAAAGGGAAGCTCGAAAGCTTCCCAATTATTTTAAGTGGGCCGGTTAATCCGGCCTTCTTATTGTGTGCTATCTTAGAACAAGTTAGCGATTGCAACTCTACGGTAGTACACGTTAGTACTTGTAACTAGTGAACCGTCGTTTGCAGTAGCTCCGCCGCGTGCGAATGGGTTAGCAACCATGCCGTAACGGGTTTTGAATCCGATTTTTGGCTGGAAGCTGTTCTCACCAACTGCGCGAACCATTTGTAGCGGTACGTATGGGCAGTAGAAGAGACCTGCGTCGAATGCAGAAGATCCTTTGTAGCCAACTACTAGGTAGTTTGCGCCAGCATATGGATCGATGTACACTCTGTAGCGACCGTTTAGAACACCAGCAAATGTATTGCCTGTGTCATCAACGGCTAGTGCATTGCCGTTTAGAGCTGGAGTGTAGTCTAGGATACCGGCCATTTGTAGAGCAGATGCAACATCTGAAGAACAAATAACGATATTGCCTTTACCACGACGAGTAGCTTTAGCGATTGCGTTGGCTTCTTGTTCGATTTGGAACATTAGACCCTTGAATTTCTCAACTGACCAACGACCGTTAGCGTCAACGTCAAGATCGAAAGTACCTGCAACTGCAGTACCTGCTGCGCCTGCTACGGCTGTAGAATAAACTGTACGAACTAATTCACGGTTGATTTCAACTAAGATTTCAGACTGTAGAATGTTCGCTAGTTCTGTTTCAGCATCTAGACCGTGAACGGCTTTAAGATCCTGTGCAAGCTCAGTAGTGTACTCAGCTTTTAGAGCTCTTGACTTAGCAGCAACAGTTACTTTCTCGATAGAGAAAGCCATTTCTGCAAAGTTAGTGCCGTTACCGTCGCCTAGGGCTTCAGCAGCTGCAGTAGCCATACCAGTACCAGTTGAGAACAACGATGTGTTAGCAACAGTACCTGGAATAGTACCAGTGTGTGTACCTGCACCAGAGAAACCGGTATTAGTTTCATTGAAGAAAGCTTCTGTACCGTTTGTTGCGTTTGTATACTTAGAACGCATTGCAAAGATCAAGCCTGTTGGGCCTGTCATTGGTTGAACGCCAGCAATATCATATGCCATTAGGTTAGGCATTGCACGACGTACTAGGGAAATAAGTACTGGATCGTAACCGGCTACTGGACCAGTAGCTGTAGAACCAGAACTATAACCGCCTGTACCGACAGCGTTAGTTGGAGTTTCAGAAAGCAAACCTGTCATGGAAGCAGAAATATCGCCTGATTCCATTAGAGCGCGCTCTGTGTTCTCTAGAATAGTAGCAGTTACGCTACGCTTGTGTTGATCAGCGATTGGTGCGAAAGAAGAGTGCTCAAGAATTGGGCCCCATTTTTCGACAAGTGCTTGATAGTTTGACTGTGCCATATTGTCTATCTCCTTAATTAAAGTTCTATCTGAATCTATTTATAAAAATTACTGTTTTGCTGACTGTTGTCTTGAGTTCAACGACGCAACAAGAGCGTTAATTGAAGAATAGTCAGAGACTGGTTTCTTAATTGCTGCTTCTTCTGTAATGATTTCTTGCTCAACATCGGAAACATCTTCTGCAATAACTTTCTTTGGTGTATTAAAGAAAGATTCTTTTAGAGTAGTAAGATCCGATTTGTATTCTTCGATATCATTAGTACCAAGCTTTTCAGAAAGTACTTTCAATCTTTCACGTTGAGTGATAGTAAGATCTTCAGTCATTTCGTCAAAAACTTTTCCGGCTTTGAGCGATGCTACTTGCTTTTGTAGTTCAACGTTTTCGTTGATTGCTTCATTAGCAGTAGTTTTAAGTTGCTCAACTTCTTCTTCAAGACCAGCAACTACGTCAACTGTTTCATCAGTAACGTCGATGTTGTGCTCTTCAAAGAGAGTCTTAAGACCCGTCATTAATGACTCAGCCATTTCAACCTTAATTCCGGCTTCGATAGCAAGTTCATTTTCTTTCATCCACTCTTCTACTACGTAGTCGAGATATGAGTCAAGATTTTCTACAATTTTTTCTACTGCTGAATCAACAGATTCTTTCATTTCTTTTTCAAGAATTTCTGTTTGTTCTGCAATAATTTCGTTAGCTTTTGCTGTAGCTGCTTCATTAACAGCTGCTTCAAATACTAATTTTACTTTAGATGTGAATTCTTCTGAAAGATCCATACCTTCGAAGATTGCTGCGATTGATTCCTCAATCTCAATTTCTTCGATAACTACTTCAGAGTCAGCGTCCGCTTCTTCTTTAACAGCCCCTGGTGCGCCAGGAACTTTGCCAGGTGTTGGATCAACAGACTTTTTAACATCCGCTTTTTTCTTAGCAATTGCTCCGCCTGCACCGGTTACAGGGTCTGCAATCGTTGAGACTCCGTTATCAGACGCAAGTTTTTCAACTAGTTCTTTTGTCATAAGTTTTACTCCTTTTAGGTTATATTCTATATGCTTAACTATTTATAATAAATTAATTTTTAAGCGATTTCACAAAGCGCTCGAACAAACGAGCCGCTGTGCTTTCGTCTACTCGACGAACTACTCTTTTAACTTCTTTTTCAATTTCTTCTTGAATTTCTTCAATTGCTTGTTCAACTGATACGTTTGTAGGTAACCAGTTTCCACGAGCAATATCGTAAAAATACTCGGTGTTTTCCATAATGCCATTTACGAAGCAATTTGGACCTGAAGGATCTGTTACAATATCAACTGTAGCTAAATGGAAATCTTTTTGGACTTCCATAATACCTTCTGCTGTCTGTTTTACAGAGCCTAGGCCTCGAGTTGATACACCAAACATAACACCTTCGTCCATTAATGTCTTAACGATATTACCCATTGGAGTGCCGAGAATTTTTGCTTTGCCAACAAAGTTAGATCCATCTCTCTTCATTTCTGTAATAAGATGAGATACTCTGTCGCCATTAATGGCTGGACCGTCAGGATGACCTAGTTCACCAAGAGCTCTCTTAGTGCTAATAAAGTCTTTCTGATATCTTTTCATTTCTTTTTCAAGAATTTCAGATGAATACATTCTACCATTACGGTTTTTGATATCACCTTGCATGAAGATGCCTTCAATGAAGTGAGACTTTTCGCCTGTTGCTTCATTTAGCTCTGTTTTAAAGCTGCATTCTTCTACAACTTCGGTTATTAGTTTCATTTAAGCACCTTTTGTTATTCTAATTTGTATTTATAATTACGTTTATTAGACTCTAGCGTCATAATAATTCTTGGATATTTCACCACGAACATATGTTTCGCCAGCTTTTCTGCATTTAACATACGTATATTGTGGGTTACCACCAGGTGGTGTAAACGTTCTAATTCCAGCTGCAGTAGTTCCATTAGCATCTACATATGTGTCAGCTGCAGTTGCAGCATCATCAAATTCCCATATGCCGTTAGATCCTGGAACTACTACCCAAGCCATATTACATTGCCTCTTTAGCAAATGCTAAAATTTCTGCAAATCCTGTTTTATCTTTCATTGCAGTTTCAGTCATTTTCTTTACGCTACCAGAAGACATACCGCCCATAAGTTTATTAAGAATGTCGGCATCTTCTTTTTTAAGAACCGATGATGAACCATCTTTAAACTTAACAATACCTTGTTGGAATGCTTCGTCTAACTCAACTTCTTCATGCATTACGTGTTGAACTTCGTAATCACCAGCCGCGTCAGAATCAGACCACTTATCGTAAGCAGCCATATTTCTAAATGTCTTAGTGAACGGTGTTGACTTCATACCCTTAACACCTTTAACAACAACCTTTTTCTTGTCATCCATGTCTTTTTCGTAAGCAGCTTCTTTTACCGGCTTTCTAGAATAGACAGTACCCGTAGAAACTTTCTTAGAATCAAAACCAGCCTTTTCACCAGCCTTTGTTGGGATCTGGCTCTTATAATTCTTTAAATCAAAAGGGCTTACTGGTTTTTCTGCTGCTTCTTTCTTTAAAGCGCCTCGTGCTTGAGCTGATGCTAACATAGCAATACGATCAGCAACACCTGCTATACCAGGTTTAATATCTTTTGCTGCTTTCTTTTCACCGGCAGTTGGATTGTTAATGTGCTTCATTGTAGTTTTAGCCTGATGACTTTGAGCTTCATCTACTTGTTCTACTTCTTCTTTTAAGCTACCAGCTAAAAGCTTTTTAGCCTTTTCATGATCTCTTTGACCAACAATAATATGATGTCCAGCGCCTGCACCTTGTTGTGCAAAAATACCAGCTTTTTTCAATTTACTGATATGCTTATCGTTATCGTCCATGTTATTAGCTGTTGTTTTAATAACAGCATCGCCACGGCCTTCATCTACTTGCTCAGCAGCTTCTTTGTTTAATAACTTAAAATCGTGCTTATCGATTTTACCGTTCTTATTTTTATCAATCTTGTGCTGATCGCCTTTAAGTTCTTCTTTAACACCTTTTTCATTTTTAGATGCCCAGATTGCTTTGCGTTGTGCATCAGAAGCAAAACCTTCATTCTTCTTAGCTCTAATCATAGCCAAGTCTTCACCATCAATCTTATTATTCTTATTATGGTCTATTTTCTTTTGCTTAGGAGAAAGTGCTTCATCCATATCATCAGCGTAACCCATGTTCATGTAGTCCATCTGATTTTGTCCTTGCATATACGAATACAAGGTTTTCATTTCTGAATGTGTAGCAGCTAATTTATTTTGGAACCACTCTTCTGGGTCGCTATTAAGCTTTAGCATACCAGAAATTTCTTCAGCAGCATAGCAAATAAATGCTAGTTGATTCATCATCATTGGAATTTCTTCTTGAGGCTGTTCTGTTAGATCTGTAGATTCTCTCATTAATGCACTATGCGCATCTTGCTTTTGCTTTAAAGATTTTTTAGCCATAGCTAATTTCATATTAGCTTCGTCATCTTTTGGTGCTAAAGGTTTTAATTTTTCGATTCGTTTTTCTAAATTTGAAATTTCTGTTTCAAGTTTAAAAGCAGCATCAGAGTTTTTAACCTTCATCTCTTCAAGATCAACAGATTCATATGCAAGATCGTAATTAGCATCGCCTTCTTGGTCTGCTTTATTCTTTGCTTTTGGCTTAGTGCCTTTAAACTGTGTCTCAGGAGCAACTGGGTGATTCTTCACCTCAACCTTGTGCTGAGCTTTAAAAGCTTTTTCTTCTGCTGGTTCTGGTTGCGCAACTTCTGCCATCATTGCTTTAAAGGACTTCATCGGGAATCTCCTGGGTTTAATTTGATTTGATTATATTTATCCATTTATAATCTTTGTATTTTTTCGGGTAGTACTACTTTGTAATTGCGCTGGCGGAATTGCTGATGGTGCAGCAACTGGGGCTGATGCTTGTGGTGGAGCAGCATCAGCTTCTTCTTCGTCAGGATCTTCTATTGGGCCTTCTTTGGCCATCTCTTTATCCATATCTTTTACTTCTTCATCTGACATGCGAAGAACATTTTTACGAATCCATGCTTTAGAATAATATGTGCCAATATGATCTTGAACTTGCTGAAGAGTAGAAAGTCTCTCTCGCATAATTTCTGCTTCTTTTAATTCTTCAAAATAGTTATCTTTAATGAAGTCAAAGCGTAAATCATTTTTAATCTCAGCAAATTCTTCAGGTGTCATTATACCTTTAAGAATAACTTGCTTTTCTAATAGTTGGTTAAAAATAGATGCAAATCGTGTTCTTAAACGCTTAATAAACTTACCGAATTTTAATTCGTCTCGAGTGATTTCTGAAACACGACCAAACGAATACATTGTTTCTGGTTCTAAACGAGATAAAGGAACTTTAAGTGATTTGTAAAGTTTTCGTTGGAAGTATTGCATGTTACTGTCATCAGTTAAACCTGCTGCACTACCACCTGCTAGAGTATCAACTTCTGTAGTTCTTTCCCCGCCTCTACGTGGGAACCAAAAGTCTTCTGTCATTGTCATCATTTTACGAGCATCAGATATTTCGCCAGTTGCAGAATTATATTGCAACTTATTCTTGTGGCGAGTCATCATGTCTCTTAGATACTGCTCAGCTTTCGACTTAGGAAGATTACCAACGTCAATATAGAAAATTCTTCTTTCAGGAGCTCGTGTAAGAGTATAAATGATTGTAGCATCTTCAAGCATCCTTAACTGGTTGATTGGCTTAATAGCTGGATGCAAATGAGAAAGAACAAGTGAGTTGTTTTCGCTCATAATACCTGATGTTACACGAGCAATAGAGTCTTTTGCAATCCTATATCCTTGAACACCTTGCGATACGCTAGTTGAATTATCTGTGCCAAAACCGTTTTCTGAATACATGTAGTATTCGTTTTTGATTTTTTTAATTGGCATGCCAGAATGTGGATCTTTTTCTCTCTTATCCATTTCACGAATAAGTTTGATTTTACGAGGATCTACATATCTTAGTTCTTGAATACCATCTTTGATATTGTCATTATCAATAATAACATGATAGTTTAATCTACCATCAACATAAAATTTACTAAAAATATCGTAAGCTGCATTAGAAAAATCCATTAAAGAAAGTACTTCTTGAAATTCTTCGGTAAGCTTATCTTTAACTTTGTCTGGTAAATCTACATCATCTAAAACCAATTCAACAACGTCTTCATCTAAGTCTACGCTAATTGCTTCGTTTACAATTTCGTCTACAGCTTGGTTAATTTCAGGCTGCATCGCTAAACCGCGATATTTGGTTACTAATTCAGATTCTGTTTTAGCAGTACCTTCCATATCAAGAATGGTACTATAAAACCCGCCCATAGCAGTGCCAACGGTAATAGCACCGTCGTCATTTTGGGGCTCGGCAAAAGAAACCGGCGCTGTGCCGGTGTCTTCGTCGTCTTCTCTTTTTATTTCAAAGCCAAATATCTTCACTTTATTTCCTCATATTATATAATTACGTAGTTGGAATGCCGGTAGCGCCTTCAACTTTCCATAAATCGTACTGGAATGTAATATTAAATTCTTCAATTGCGTCTGTTTGAGACCAATCCAATTGAATACCATCAACAGAAATTGGGAACATACCTTCGAAAACGTATGTACGCAGTGGTGAACCATCTTTACTATATTGAGTAACTTGTCCGGTAGACTTGTACTGTTGAGGTAAACCTCTTGAGTTAGAGTCATGTGAGTTGATGAAGTTCATCCACTCTTCCATAGAGTTGCGAATAGCAAAATCTTCGTCGTTGATAACGGTTACTGTCCAATCTGCAAATGTTCTATCACCAGCATACTTGACCTGGCGCCCAAAATAAGGCACCACGTATTGACCAAGTGTTGACTCTGGAATGCCAGCTGCTCTAATCATAAATGGAATTTTGATATCAGCAGCTGGATTAACAGGGTTAGTGATTTGACATTGGAAGAGTGTAGGACGTGCACCGCCACCTACAAGTTCTGACTTGAACTGGTTGATGTTAAATGCCATATGTCTATCTCCTATTTAAATCTATTTATTAAGTAAGTTGGCCAACAATTTCATCAAATTCTACACCTGTTCTAGTTGCTACGAATGTAAGTTCGATAACATTAATAGAACGAGCAGGTTTGATAAAGATGCTTGCGCGGAACTTGTTTTGGTCGATGATTTCTGGTGTATTAACAGAAGCGTCAGAAACGACTCTAAAGTCAATAATACCACGACGACCTTGAATATCGCGAAGGAACGGATCTACAATATTCTTGAATTGCGTCTGAGAAAATTCATCATTAAATTCAAATAAGAAACTTTCAGCTGCTGTAGCAATTGATTTTTCAACCGCAATAAACAGTCTACGAACATTAATGCGATCAAATGCGCTTGCAAGACCAAGCATTGTTTTATCGCCAAATAGAACAATACCACGGCCAGTTTGTGACATAACTGGGTTAACGTCTGCGCTGTATAGTACATCTCTTTGTGGCTTGCTTGGATTAAAAGCTAGCTTAACAATGTTTTTGATGATACCTTTTCTATAGCCAGCTGGTGATTCCCAAGCTTCAACTCTTGAAGAAAGACCTGCCATATCGCCGTTTAGAGGAGTCCAACGATACTTATCATTGTATTTGTCATAACGGTACTTATAACCGCTATCCATAAATGCATATGATGAGTTCTGGATCTTGTTGCGATATGCAATAGCGTTATCCATCTTAGTATTAGTCTTAAGCTCGTCAACAACAGCTTCTTTAGAAGGTGATAAGAAAGCTACGCAATCTCTTCTGTAGTCTACAACGTTTGAAACAATGTAGTTTGCTCTAACACCAGCATCATCGCCTTTACCTTGAAGAACAAAAGAAATATCAATTTCGTTTGTATTCTTTAAAGTATCCCAAGCGAATGCTAAAGAGCTTAGAGTTGCATTACTTTCTGTTGATGTGTCTGTTCCGCCGTCCATTCTTTCATACACGTTTTCTTGCGAAGTTGCTGCCCCAATTACTGTAGTATTAGCAACTTTAATCCATGAAGACATGTTGTCAATAACTGTTGCGTAGTAATTAGTTGCGCCTTGCGGAGTTGTTGCATTATTAGCAGTAGATAAGTTTTCAAATCTTTCAAGCACAGCGTTTGGAGTACCACTAATTAAACCGTCTTTATCGATAACAGCTACGTGTACATAATTTGTGTTTGGTGCTTTACCAAATACTGAACCATATTGCCATTTTTTAACAACAGATAAATTGTTTAGATTAGATTCTGCTAACGTATATCTGCTGCTAAACGAAATAGATTGTGTAAAACCAACCGTAGCAGTTATTGCAGTATTACCAGTACCAAAAGTTTGTTGAATGTTAGTAACAGACGCTGCTGTAACAACCAATTCTTGGAAGCCAACACTTGAGTTGCCAACAACCATAACGTCACCGGCAGTGATAGTCGGAATACTAACGTTGTTTGCAACTTCAAAAGAAACCGTATTAGCATTAAATGCTATAGTTTGAGTAACTGATGTGTTTGCAATAGCGTTAGGTGGAATAGTACCGACTGCAGCAATTTCTTTAGAAAAAGCGTCTTTTGTAGACCAAGCAACTTCAATAGAGTTACCTAATGCGCCTGGATATTTTGCATCAAAAGCACCATAAACACTACTTCCCGGAATAACTTCATTATTACCATTAAGAACAAGTGATGTACCTGAAGCAGTTTCAGAACCGTCGTCAGCACGAACTACATAAACCGCGTTTGAGTACGAAAGATAATCTGCCGCAGTAAAAAATGTCTCATAGTTTGTGTCTGTTGGTTTACCAAAGCGGTCTACTAGATCATTTTCTGACGTAATCAGAATAGGATCGTTAGTTGGACCCCATTTAAAAATTCCCGCGATTGCTGCTGGTGGAGTTGCAAAGCCAGAAACTGACTGACTTGCGTCCACTTCGCGAACAATAACGGAAGGACTTACGGAAAAAGCCATGTTTTTCTCCTTTATTGAATTAGAAACACGTGTTTAATTTATTATTACTGTTTCTATTTATAAATTTATCGATTTGCTTGAGTGAGCCGTCATAATACAAGACCGTCGTTCTCATAGAAAACGTCACCGTCATCTATAAATCCAAATGGTAACATATCTTCTTCAATTTGCTCGTCTGTTTTTTCTCTTAACTTGATTAATGTGTTTATGTCTGTCATGTCCTTAAAGTATGCTTGCTCTGTCATCCAAGAAAATAACACTAGATTCATAACTAGGTCATCATGAAAACCTGGTTCTGCCTCAAATGAGTTTGCTTTTTTAGAAAACCTACTCAATTCTTGTATAGTATCATAGTCTCTTATGAGTAATTGGTTTTGCTCAACCAGCATTTTAAGCATAGAACACCCAGTACCTTTTACAGTTTTTGTTGTTCTAATACCATTTTCTACGTTTTTACCAAAACCGGCACTAAGTACTTTTCCGCTTCGACCTGAGTTTTGCGTATAAAGTAAATTCTCATAACCATAGTCTATATGCAATACGTCTACAACTTGACCACCAATATCGTTAATTTCAACTAGCAATCCGGCGGTATTGTAAACCATTCCAATTCTATTTAATACAGAAGCAAAATCAATAGGTCCTATGTAATTATCTCTAAAAACAGCAACTTGTCGATAAGGCATTTCCGTAATGTTAAAAACTGTAAACGTTGAATAGTCTAATCCTTTTCCTCTAGCAACGTCAGCAGTAATTACGTATTGTTGATTTTTTTCGGGTCTTTCGTATTGAATTAAACCTTCGCTTTTCATTATAGGTCTATCAGGATAAAGTTCTTTTAACTTTGAACCGCTGATAAGTGTACCAGACGATCCAAGGAATTCGCAACAATATTCTTGATTGAACTTATCTTCGTCATGATCGAGTGATTCAATAGTTTCTTTTTTCCACGCTTCTCCTCTGCCAGGTACATCATACCACATAACTTTAACGAATTGATATCCGTTTGTACCTTCTTCTGCGCCTTTACATGTTTTCCAAAAGTGGTTTAAACCGTTGGGTGTAGAGGTCATCAGAAGCTTTGTAGACTCACCAGACGAAATGGTTGGGTATACAGAGGCAAAGAACTCGTCGTATCCCTCAATGAACGCCACCTCATCCAGATATAGGAAGTTGATAGACTTACCACGGATAGCAGATGATGTAGTAGTACCGGCAAGAACTTTACAGCCATTTTCTAGTTCTATGTTACCTTTGTTCCACTCTGTAATACCTTGTTGTAACCACTTAGGTAAAGCTTCATAAGCTAATTTAATACGTGCTAAAACTTCTCTAGCTGCATCTCCTTTATTAGCAAGAATAGCTACAGTTGCAAATTCATTAAACAAAATATAATGAAGAATAACAGCAACGGCAGTTGTTGTTTTACCAGATTGTCGAGCAGTTAAAACAGCTGCTCTTCTATTATTTGATATTTTTTCAACAATTTCTTTTTGATAGTCATACATATCAAAAGGAATAAGACCTCGGTCTACGTGTACAATTTTAATGTACGTTTTGGCAAAATAAACAGGATCTTTAGAGCACTTAATATACTCTTTTATGAGCTCAGGAGTCCACTCAATTTCTTGATCTACCTTTTTAAGGTGTGAATTGCCTAAGTAACCATCACCCATTAGAATCACCCTTTAGCATTTTTAAAAGATCTGCTGTTGATACGATTAAGTTATTGTTTGTAACATTTGTTTGTGCTGCTTGCTTAGGCCCAAGTAATTCTTCTTTGGCATATTTCTTTTTAGAAGATATGTCAGCATAATCTTTGTTAGCATCAAGCAATGTTTTCATTAAAGTAGAAACAACTTCAAATGCTCGTGGTTGTTCAGATTGCTTTGCAATTTCAAGCATTTCTTCCATAGCTTCTTTACCAATATCAATAACATTTGCAATATTATTGCGAACTGTTTCAATATCTTTTAAGTTTTCATCATCTTCAACAATAATAGCAGGAGGATTTATTTCTTGTTTTGTTGCGAGTTCTGTTGAGGTTCCATTTCGTCCAAGTTCACTAATATCACTTCCGGAATCTCTATGATATGTATTATCCCTCGATCCTTTATTTTCTTCACAGTCATCTTCCCAGTCAGCATCCATTTGCTGTTCCACATTATTACTGGCTTTTCCCTCTTGTGCGTCATCTTGTGCCATCTGTAAAGGTCTTAATCCAAGAGCCATTGCTATTTTATCATCACTCATTATTTTTTATCTCACAAAATTATTTAACGTGTTAATCCCAGGTGCCGCCATTTGCTTGCCAAGCACCGTCTGTGAAGATTAAAGTATCTATATCAATACCGCTAGTATTATAACTGAAAGGATAATGTTCGATAGATGTATATACAAGTCCGTCAATGCGAGCATTTGCAATTATTACAGCAACTGTATTATATGTAGTTCCTGTTTGTCTTACTAGATACATCATTTGTCCTTCAACACCATCTGCTAACGTATAAACACCATTAGTTAGTTTATTAACAACTTTTGTTATATCTAACGCCGTTGGTGTTGGCGCAGTAGCACCAACTGCAGTTGGTGGCAGTAAAAATGTTTCACCGACAGAATGTCCAGTACCACCGCTGTTTACTATAACTGTAGCATTTCCAGATTCATCAAAATTAACTGTGAAGTCTATGTCACCCAATGCTAAACCGCTTGTATTAGCAACCCAAACAGGATTGGGGCTGTTAGTCACTATCACTTCAGTTACTACATCAGAACCGTCAACAGCCGTAATTTCGAACAATACATCATTACCATTAATATCAGCACCAGTTTTAGCAATAGTAGTATAATTACCGGTATAAGCAGTTCTTTGAACTGACGCGTCTGGGAATGTTATATTGCCGTCTGTGCCAAATTCCCAGTTTTGTTCAACAAAATTATTGTTACCTTGATTAGCTTGATCATTATATCGAGTAATAACAAATGTGCCTGTACCACCACCTACACTTATAACATCGCCATTAGTGTAGCCTGTACCAGGATTAGATACAGAAACGCTGGCCAATTGCCCACTTAACCCGTATCCAAAATTCACAGTCATTCCACTGCCAGTACCACCTGTAGTTGTAGATGGTAGTGGATCATCACTAGTGTATCCACTGCCAGCATTTTGTATAGTACAAATATTAAATTGACCGCCTGTTGTTAACGTTAAGCCATCTATATTAACTAATCTGCCAGTTGCGTCAAACTTCCACTGATTTGTGCCAGTGTTCAAAGTTATTGCACCTGGCCCATTTACCGCATCGCCACTTCTTATTATAACATTGCCGCCAACATATGGCCTTGAAGAATTTCCAGCTATTAACTCAATGTCTCCACCTATCGCTCCCCATGTACTACTACCTATATCAGACCCAGCATTACCGGCAGCAATTGTTAAGTTACCTCCGTTGCCAGCATTCCAACCAGTAAAGCCGTCAGTACGAGCATCACCGCCTACTCCAGTAGTGATTGTTAATGGAATACCAGAACCACCAACACTATTGCCAGCAGCATCTCCGCCGTCGATAGTCTTTAAAGTGTTATTTGGGAATATCGTACCACCAGCATTAGTAAATTGCCAATCATTACTATTACCTGTTTCTGGGAATGTGCGTAATGTTATTTCGCCACCACTCATTGCTCGTATTAATACGTAGCCGCCTAGACCGTACGTTTGTGTTTCGCCACTTTCAATATTGATCCATCCGCCGTCACTAGTACCAGAATCACCTGCTTGGAAGTTTAGGTAACCGCCGGTGCCCGAGCCAATGCCTCGACCGGCACGAATCTTAATATCTCCGCCGTTACCATTAGCATCTCCACCAGGGCCTGCCCACAAGTAAACGTCACCACCTTCGCCAGCGGTGTTTGCATAACCTGCAGCGCCTTGAATGATAACGCGTTCAGCGTTAATAGCGCTTTCTGTTGATTCTGGTCCAAATATAATTGCTTGTTGCGCTGAATCACCAAACTTTAATGTTTGTCCAGTGCCACTTGGGTTAGCATTATCATTAATAGGAACTGTTAGCGTTGGGAATGTCATAGCACCATCTGTACCAAACCTCCACACATGCTGATCGCCCTCATCGTTATCATTGGTACCAATCTCTACACCGTATCCATATCCGGGTACAGGGCCATAATCTGGCCCACGCTGTAACACATAGTTATAATCATCGCCAAAATACAAGTCTTGAGAATCACCGGCAGCTCGCATAATATGGAAGTGTGATGGACCACCTGGTTCTGGCAATGCGCCAAACTCCAAACTGCCGCGGCTTGTTGACATTGTAACAACGCCGTCAGTATCTATTCTAACAGAATATTGTCCATTATAAATGCTGTTTCCAGTATCTCCTGAATTATATAATGTTCCAAGCAAGAAATTAGAACCATCTGTAATTGGCGAGACTGTACTAGTATTAACGTTGTTTGCGTTGTTTGCGTCAGTTTTATTAGCATTAACTACTGTAATATCGCTGGCTGCATTATCTAGAAATCCGCTAAATGTGGCTGATCTGATATCCCAATCGCCTGCTGCAAATTGGTCTCCTGTTGCAGAAATTTGTACAACAGCAGCATGCGGCATTTGGCCTGCATCTCCGAAGCCACCACTAAGTGCGACATAATCTTGTTTAACTGCTATAGTGCTGCCAGAACCTTCACTAAAAAACATGCCGCCTGCAAATGACCAAGTAGTAACATTGTCTATTAATCTTTGCCATTCTACTGTGCCGTCAAAACCGTATTTTGCTGCAACCCACACATAGCTGTCTGGAAAATTATTTGGGTTGGCTGTGACTCCAGACAGATACAATTTATCGTCTGGACCAACCACTATGCTAACTCCAAATGAGTCACAATTGCCTGCAACTCGTCTGCTCCATTGTTTAACACCTTCACTATTAAGTTTTAGTATGCTTATAGCGCTAGTTGTGCCTCCGTCAAAACTATATTGATAACTACCAGTCACATAGATATTGCCCGTGCTGTCAATGTCTGCATCTGCGCCTCTGCAGTCAAACCCAGCATCAAACAGTATAGCTTTTTGCCACTGTATAGCGCCAGAACTATTATACTTAACAACAAGCATATGATTTTCTGTATCACTAGCTTCACCTAATTGATCCATGTAACCAATTGCTACTATTTCACCATTAGGTCCAACAGCCATTCCATATGCTTCTTCATCGCCCTGTCCATTCAGACTTCTTGTCCAGTCAATACTGCCATTTGCCGCGTTGACTTTTGTAGTAGCAACATAGCTATCAGTACTATTAGATGCATAACCTACCATAACTGGGTTACCGTCTGAAGCTACATCAACTACTGAGCTAGTACTTTGATATCCAAAATCGTATTCTTTGCTCCATTCCAAGCTGCCATCTAAACTATCAATTTTAGTTAAAGTAGATACACTATATCCATTTGCTTCTGGAATTGTTTTGCCTGCTATGTATATTGAATTGCTGATATTATCTACTGCAAGACCCCACCCGTCTGTGTTAAAATCTGACAGAAATCTTGCTGACCACATCTTAGTACCACTGCTAGTGTACTTACCTACTGAATAATAGCTTGAATAATTAATCTCGCTTATATGACTGAATAAAGCAATAATATTGCCGTCAGAATCATATTCTACGCTAGATGCTAAAGCCGGCACATCATCAGGTGCGCCGTTTGCAGACTCGAATGTTTGCACCCAAACATTTGGATCTCCTGGTCCAGCCAATACGCTAATACCATCGCTATTTAAGATGTCACCACCTACTGGTAGTACTATATTTCCACCAGAATTAAATGTCCATTCTTTGTTATAATCGTTTGTGTAAATGCGTATTTCATCGTTAGCACTAAGTTCCATATCATCACCAAGTGCTTCAATGAAAATATCGTCTGCTGCAGTAAGATTTATGTCAGCATCCTGACTTCCTGTTCTAGTAGTTTCAATAGTAAAATCTTTATTAGACAGAGCTAACTTTGTAGACCCTGTATTATTAGTTACTACAATATCTTCTAAATTAGCAGTGCCACCTCCACCGCCTAATAGTCCTTCAGTATCAGTTAGTTGACTTACATCAGTTGGAATATCAGATTCTTTTGCTAAAGGAGTACCGCCATTAGTAGCACCATCCATTACAACTACTGTATTTTTGGTTGTGTCAATTAAAATTTCACCAACAGATCCGCGCTCGTTTTGCAGACCAGTAGTCGTATTTCTTCTGTGTTGTAGAATTTGTGCCATTTAAGTTGTTCCTATAAACGTTTAATTTATTTATGTTTGTGGTAAGTTTAAATCATCTATAGCGTATCCGCTTTCAAGATCAATGATAACATTGTTAGATGTTGAACTTAAATCTGTATTGCTGTATACAATGTCAAGCACAAATGGTTGATTTGCTCCATTTGGATTTACGTAATCTGTATTTGCAACCCAGTTATCATCAAATTCAATATCAGACCATCCAATTGAATTATTAGCAAGAATAACTGGATATACGTTAACATCTTCTTCAAGCGGTGCATTTGCTAAAGTGCTTGCCGCAAAGCCTGCATCAACAAATTTAATAACCTTTTTAGTTTTCTCAGGCCCAAAAAAGTAACCCTTTAAAGTAAAATTTAAAGTGTATAAAATTGTTTGTCTTTCAATGTAATCACCTTCGTAAAGATCTTCTGTAGTAACACTATTTAAAATAATAGGAAGATCAAAAGAATCAAGATCAGGTATAAGAAACGCACTAACAGTCCAATCTGGCGTAAAGAATGGAAGAATTTGCTCTAATATCTTAGTTGCATCTTCCGAATACTTAGTCATAATATATAACGAAAAATCTAGGTTATATGGTGTAGCAGCATAAACAAAGTTTCTTGCAGAGTTTGTTTCTGCTTTTGATTCTTTGCGCATCTTAAGAGACGAAGCAAGTTTTCTTTGAGAATCGTATTGCATGTTTGTAATTTCAAACGACATGCGAGGTAACGAAATAGCATCAGCAGCTCTTGTACCATTTATTAAATCTGGCTCTTGCACTAATTTTGAAAGTACTTTTTGGAACGGAGCATAAGATAACGGCACAATCATAGTTTGCACTAAGTTGCCTGCGTTGTCTTTTCTTTCAATTTTAATTTGATTGAAAATAGTGCCAAATAATGCTACATATTTTTTAGTAGTTGCATTATAAAAATAGTTTGCTATAGCCATTTATCGATCCTGAATATTAATATTTTCGCTAAACGGATCCATCTCCGAAAAATCTAAAATTCCGTCTGCTTCTGTTTCAAAATCAAGATTTTGAGAAATTACATCGGTATTTGCCAAGTCTTCGAGCGTTTCTACAAAAGCGGTTGTTGAATTAACGTTATCAAAATAATGATCGATTTCGTATCTGCCCGTTTCAAATCTTTCATTTGAAAATTCCATTAATTCACATTTAAGGTCATAGACTTGAAGACTTCCAGACTGATAGAATACACTCTCATGTTCTACGTGTGTAATTCTATACAAATTCTGATTTATTGGAAGCCAAATGACATCATTTTCACGAGGGCGAACTTTTCTTTGTGTTTTTCTAGTTACGTTTTGTTCGAATGTTCTAATAGCTACAGTAAATGTAACTTGGTCTCTAATTTGCAAACCAAACTTAGATAAGAAGTCGCCTTCACCTTCAAAGCCATCAACATTTTTAATATACACTTCAAATGAATACATTTCATCGTACAACGGCGTATCATCTTGATTGAGGATAGTATCTATGTTATTAAACTCTCCACTAAGATAGCTTATATCAATGCCATAAATTTGAATTGACTCTATTACTAGATCATCAATTAAATTTTGTTCATTAAAATTGCCATAATTATTGAAGTATACACTCGTTGCCATTACAAATTATCCAATAAAGTTATATGTAAGAGGTTGTAGACTTCTTATTGCGTCTTCTTCCATAGCTTGACGCTCTGCTCTTGCTTCAGCTAAAATTTGTTCGCCGTTAAATTGTACTCCGCCAAGTAATTGCATGCCTGTAAACTTAGTTAGGTTTAAACCCCATTGTTCACGAACCAAAACAGAAGCATAATTCTGCAACCAACGATCACCCCATACGTCAGAGTACGCGTCTGGATCAATAATGTCGTAAGCTTCGATAATGATATATCTGTCAGCAACCAAAGATGCTTTATCAGAATCTATATAAAGCTTATTTACGTGTTTGTTATAACGAATAAGAGGCATTCCTACAAGAATTTCTTGTAAAAACTCCATATGCGACATAGTCATCCAGTAATTCGTAACTGAATAACCTGTGATGTCTGAGATGTTATTAAGTACAAATTGGTATTGTACGTTGAAGATACCTGTACCAGTAGAGATAGAAGTATCAAGATCAAAAATTTTGGAAATACCAAGAAGGTTTTGTGGCAATGTAACATAACCATTTTCTACATCTTGTGCTGTAAGCTTATGTTTTAAATAAACTAATTGGCTACCATTATAGTGATAATCTCTCCAAAAAGAAACAGCTTCATCTACACGATCTTCTACTTGCTCTTCAGCTACGTTGATTTGAATAACCGGCGCACCGATTTTTCTTAAGATATACTCTTTAAATTCTTCTCTTGATTGTGGTTGTGCCATTTGTTTTCCTTAAGCCAGTTCGTCTTTTATGATTACTTTAATGTAACCGGTATTTGGAAAGGTTTCTACTTGGCCATTAGTGTATTGAATTTCAAATTCTGCACTATGAATGCCGGTATTAGCAGTATCTCCAGCTTGCCATTCGTAAGCCACGATGCCTTTAGCAGCATTAATAATAGTACCAATACCATCTTCTACAAGCAAATTACCATTTTCATCTTGCATATGAAATCTTATTGCTTGAGCGTTAATCATAGATTTAACTCTACCGTTAGAATCTGAAAGCGCAGCTTCAATAGATGGTGCGGTATCGTTTTGTTTTATATAGAAGCTAGCAGACATTTGTTTCTCCGGATTTTACTTTTATTTATTAAAATCAATTAGTTATTTTTGTAGCACTTCGGCCTGTCTAATGCCATTATCGATGATTCTAACACTATTAGATTGTTTGTTAATTGTAACTCCGTTGAAGTTTACACCGTTAAATGTACAATAATTTGCTCCATCCCCAGAGTAAGCTCTAGTAGATACATTTAGTGCAGTACTTTCAAGATTAAAACCATATGTGCCAGCAGATTCACCTAATGAGAATACGTAAATCTTGGTGTTAAGAGTAAAACTAAGAGTCTTATTTAAATAAGCGTGAGTAAGGTTATAACCTTGGGCTGATTGTGTGAATGGTATTACAAGCGAACCATATTCTGCTTTCGCATAGCGCTGCACACCAAATTCTATGAAAGAACTTGATGTAAAACCAAAACTTAGATCTTCAGCCGAAGCTTGAATAATTGGTGGAGTAATCCTACCGGTAAACGAAAAATTTAAATTAAAATCGTTTAATGTGCCGGTAATTGGTACCCTTGCATAAGAAACAAGGGAAGGTTCAATTGATACTGAAGCTTCCCCTGTAAGTGTGGTATATCCACCTGCAAAAAATTCAAAATCTAATGTTGTTGAAAACGCTCCATTAGCAGACATGAGGCTTACCTTTTGTTAAAGTTACGCCCCACCAGCTGTAATAGTAAATGCTGTAATATTAATTTGTTGGCCAGTTGCAATGTTAGTGTTATCTAATTGCATATCGCCACCACCGCCTGTGGCAGAAATAGAACCTTGCATATGACATACAGTACCATCATTGTTGTGTAGTCTAAAGTAACCAGCTGTACCAGAAGCGTCAGCTGACAAATCTTGCCAAGTTCCTGATAATGTAACAGAACCTAATGTTGGGTTTGATAACCAGTCTGTAGGAAGAACCATAGTTGCAACAACCGTACCCGTATTTGCCGTACCACAGTTAGCTGGTGGCGAACCAGTAGAAACAGTCATAATTGGATTTTCGCCAACTTCTGTCTCAATTGCTGCCAAAGTAGCATTTCTTGCATTAACCGATAACTGAAAAGCCATCTGTATCTCCTTAAATGAAATTGTTTAATATATTTTACATATTTATATAAAAACAGTTGACAGTTTTTCAGAACCAATTATAATAGCCTTATGGCTCCATCAATATAGTATTATGTTCTTCTTTCAATATCATCTTCTGACAGAATATCACCCATCCAGACTTCAATTACCTTAACTGGTGTTTTACCAACATTTGTAGCTTTATGCCAGCAGTTTCTTGGTATATCAATGCTGTCGCCAGATTTATAGATTCTAGAAGTTCTATAATCATTTGCATATTCAAGATTCATTTCAAGAGCACCATCTACAATGTGCCAATGTTCTGATCTACCGAAGTGTCGCTGATCAGATAAAGACTTACCAATATCAATAGATAGTTCTTTTACTTTCCAATGACCATTCTGATCAAGATCTCTGTATTTTCCCCAGACTCTTTCAGTTGATGGCTTGCCCCAATTATTTAAAATCCAACTAGAAGAATTTAATTTGTCTGTACCGCCAACACCAAATACAAAGTCAACATCATCAAAGATCATTTCAGGAATGTTATCTTTTGTACGATCACCACCATTTGCAAAAATGATTTGTGAATTTTTTGGAAAGCTATTTTTAATGTGTTCAATTGCGCCAATTGCAGAACCATCGTCATCATTAAAACCAAATGCGTGTCCAACACATTTAATGTTACTAACTATATTTGATCGTTCTTCAAAGGACATAAATGGTTGGCCTTTTTTACGAGTTAGCCAAGCATCGCTATTTACACCAACACATAAAATATCGCCAAGCTCTTTTGCTGCTTTAAAATATTCAATGTGACCAGAATGTAGTGGATCAAAGCCACCGGTTACAATAACAACTTTCATTCCCATTATAGTTTCTCCATTATATAGTTCCATGCAAAATTAACTTTTGTAGAAGATCGCATTTCAGGTTTAGTTTTAGCATAGTCTGGATGAACCCACCAGTCTTCATAGCTAGATTTTTCATCAACCGCGACATCGCTTACCATTAATATATATCCAAGTTTGCTAAGTACTTTTCTAGATTCATCTCTGATATCATTGCCCCACCAGACTGCATTATGCTGAAACTGCAAAACAGAAAATTCATACTTATCAAAAGGAATTGCTTTAAGAGCTGTAAGAGAAGCTCCCTCAGCATTGATTCTCAAATATTCAATCCTTTGCTCTAAACAATGTTGTTTAAATAACACTTTATAATCCGTATTGGCAGCATCTGCAAGTACTGAAGTAGTATTTCTACTTCTCGAAAAGATATGACACATTCTTTCTGAGTTATCTAATGAAATACCTTTCCAACCGAATTGTTTTTCAAGTAGTAGAGTATTATTAAACAGTTCAGGATGTCCAGATCCAATTTCTACAAATGTGCCATTTCTTTGTCCATCTAAAACAGACAACACAAACATGTCTTGGAAGTGACGTGAATAGTT